TTAATTGTTCTTTAATAGAAAGTTGTAATACTTCATTATCAACTCTTTTCATTTCTACTTTAAGAACGTCCATTGTTGGGTTACAATGGTATTTAGCGTAGTATTTTAGTACTTCATCTACAATCCATTTGTGTGCTGTGTTTGAAAAATATTCTTCTGTTAATATGTCATTAACGTTTTGTAAAAATGGTTTATCAGTCAACAATGCTGACATTACCTTTGTTTGGAATCCAATTCCGTAACTTTCTAAGTTGTTGAGGGTCATAACTTTTATTTATTTTTTGTTTTATTAATTCGATCAATCAATGTCCAATTGTCTCGTATCCAGTAATCTACATTTTTTAAAACGTTTCCTAATCCATCTTTATGATAAAATCTTAAAAATGTTTCAACGTTTAAATCATATGGAGGTTCTTTTACTTGCTCTAATATATATTCTTTTTCTTGTTCATCCAACATCGGATTACTCAAATTCATAATCTTATGAGCTTTTCTTAAATTATCAAAATTTTCTAATGCTCTACAGTATATAACATGCTCCTGGAATTTAGCAGCACATATCTCATATATTTCATCTAGTGTAATTCTTCCTTCACCCATTACGTCAGGGAAGTATTTTTCAAATTTATTTTGACCTAATCCTTTTACACCACCTACTTTATCAGATTTATCTCCCATTAATGTTTTATAAATAAGGAAGTTGTGTGGGTGAACACCGTATTTTGTTTTAACGTCTTTGGGTGTAATAAATTCTTTCTCTACAGATCTATACATTAAAATGTTATCATCTACTAATTGAAGGAAATCGTTGTCAGCTGATACTAGATATACTTTATTTTTCTTATTTTTAGTAAGATCTTTACTTAAGAAAGCTATAATGTCATCTGCTTCAACTCCATCAATAGATAAAAGTTTAATAGGTAAACATTGTAAATAGTGAATTAAGTGAATAATTTGATCTGTTTTAGATTCATTTTCTTTTTCAACACTATCAAATGAATTTTTGTTAACTCGGTTAACATTTCTTCCTGATTTGTATTCGGGAAGTAAATTCTTCCTGTTTATAGAAGAACCTACTCCGTCAAATACAATATAAATTGATGTTGGTTTTAATTGTTTAACCAAAGATCCTAATGAACGTAAAAATCCACCTAAACCACCTATGTGAGTACCATCCGCATTTATATAATTTAATACCGCAAAGTTTCTTAAAAATAGATTTAATCCATCTACTATTAGAATTCTTTCTCCGGTTTCTTCGGGAATTGGTACTGTATCTTCTTTGATCCCATCAAGAAGTTTAAGTAAATCTTTGTTGTTCATATTTTAGTCTTCTGATTCTACAATGTCAGTAATGTCTGCTTTTTCGTTCCACTCACTGTTATCTTCTACAGTTTTGTAATTACCTTCTCCTAATATACTAGCCCATTCATGTGAATGCTCTTTTTTATATTTATTTACTTCTTTAGGATCGTCAGGTATAAAACCATGTACTGTACTGATAACTGTGTTTTTTGTAGTGATTCCGTTTACGTGATTTTTATCACAAGCAACTTTTGTTCTTAAAGCAAATTCTACATCTTTACCTTCTTTTTGTGCTTTAATTTTTGATGTACCACTGTTAGTGACATTACCAAAAGTTAAACATAATGAAGCATCATAATAGAATGTATTACCACCTTTATTAGTCATTCTCGGTTGTGAGAATACATTTTCAGCTGGTGCTACTCCAGTTTTATTGATGATTAAGAACGTGTTTGTATACTTACTTTCTTCTTTTCTAGATAAAATGATTCTTTGATTAATAAAATTACCAAATTGAGTTGCAATTGCTCCTGCATTCCACATTGGGTTGTTTTTACCTTGATCAATACTCATTCTACATGCAATTGAACCTACTGAATCCCATAAAAATAATAAGTCATATGGTAAATTACCTTTATCTTGTTCATTTAAAAGATCAATCATAAAGTCAGCTACATCTTCAATTGAATTTAACTTTCCTCTATCTTTATAAATAAAGAATCCATCATAATCAACTACATTACCATGCTCATCTTTTATTTCATTCATTTCAAAACCCATTGTTTGCCAATGCTCCCAACTGTGTTTCATTTCAGTAATAATAAGAACAGGTAATACACCCATTTTTTGAGCTGATACTGATGCTTCTATAGACGTGGTGGTTTTTCCGGTATTACTACCACCACGTACTATATTAATATGACCCATAGCTATTCCTGGAATCGACAATGCTTCTTGCATTGCAGGTGAAAAAGGAATCCACTTCTGTTCTTTGAACTTTACATTTCCGCCTAATGATTTCTTCTCTTTGAATTTATTTAAATCAAATTTTGATTTAAGTTCTTTAGAGACTGCTTCCATTAACGAATCTTTGTCGTTTGATTTAGCCATTTTAGTTTTGGATTTTAGTCTTCGTTTTCAAATAAAGCGTCAAATTTATCTGCTTTAGATGTTTTAGCTGGGACTTTTAGTTCGTAATTTGATTTTTTAGGAGCTGGGGTTTCATCTTGTTCGTCCCAAGGTAAGTCACTTTTAGCTACTGTTTTAGCTGGTGCTGCTTCTTCCTCAACTTCGTCAACTTCGTCAACTTCTTCAGTTGCATCTTCTGGATTTAACCAATTTTGAAGTAATTCTTTCATTTTGTCAAATTCAATTTTACGCTGTAATTCTAAGATATCAGGTTGAGCTTCTAACCATAATTCAATATCATTTTTACTTGCGCTTAATGGAGATGTTTTTGGTTTAATACGAATTGATGATTTTAATCCTTGGCGCCCACCAATATCACCCATTACTGCTTCAACAGTAAAATCACGACCTTCATTTATATCAGTATAATCACCATAATCTTCATCATCAGCGATTCCTAATAATTGCATGTAAATTTCTTTACCAAATTCCCAAAGACGAACACCTTTGTCTTCTTCACCTCTAACAATTACTGGAGCAAAGATACGCATTTTAGGTTCTAATTTCTTAGATAACTTCCAATTTTCTTTGTCGTTTGTTTTTTGTAATTGTTTTGCGAATTCAACAATTGGATCTTTTTCACCCCAATTTGTAAGTGCATACATAGGATATTTTGACATACCATAGTGTATGAATACTTCTTTGAACGGATTGGTTTTGTCTAATTTTGATGGAACAATTCGGATTTGATATTTACCCTCTTGTTTTGGTTTCCATAAAGACTTTGTGTAGTCTATTTTTTCTTTTGATTTGCCCTGCGACTGTAAGGCACCCAGTTTGTTTTTGATTGATTTTAAATCCATGATTTATTTTATTTTATTGTTTACTATTTAAATATACTACTTATTCTTCTGTAGGCCAAATTTAGCTATCAAAGCTCTTGAAACTGCCTTTATCTGTAGTGTGATACTAGTTTATATGTTATAAATATTTAGAGATCTACGATCTTATAGATTTTTGTATTCAATTGTTTAACGTCTCCGTGTTGGGTTAGCAATACACAATTTTTATAGTGTTGCCAGTCTATGCGGTAAGATGGATCAACAACGCCACCATTTAATTTTTTAATTAAGTCGTTAAGTGCGTTAATTGTATATAAAGTATTTGATTCTTTTTTGCGGTGTACTAATATTGTATTTGCAGGAATTGAACTAACGTTACCTTGCTCTACATTGTAAGTTACAACATATTCATTCGTGCTCTTAACAAAAAGCACAAACATTTTTTTATACATAATTGTATATGTAGTTGATAAATGAATAATTAGTTCATCTAATGAGTTCTGCTGTGTAAAAGTAGCATATAGTCTGTTATTCATAAAATCACTATCAGTTGTAAAGTCATACTGATTATAAATATCGACTGAGGGTTCAAACGCGATCTGTTCCATAATATTATTTCATATTGCCGTAATTATGGCCTTTTGTTGTTTTGGTTCGTAAATTGTATTTTGTAAATGCTTGTTGTATTTCTTCTAATATGTCATCATCTTCACAGTAATCTATTAATATTGAATCGTAAGTGTATAATACTATTTTTGATACTTTACCTTTTAATAACATCATGATGTCCCATAATATCAATACATTTGTTGATGTTTCTAAATTTTGTAATGTATAGTTAAATAGTTTTTGTGGATTCATTTCCTTTATACTATTTGTAAGTTTATGTCCTGAAATTGGGCATTCTATAAATCCATTTGTTTTAAATTCGTTCCATAACTTATCTGTGTGCTTTTGTATTAATTGAAAGTATTCTATATGTTGATACTCTTTGTAAATACCACCATATAACTGTCTAAACATTAGTATTTTTGCTTCATCTATTTCAATATCAGCCTCTTTAGCAAAGTATTGGTAAGGTGTTTCATCTCCAAAATCATAATCTACTAAGTGAGCAGCTAGTGTTGGGTGGTAAGCATTTATATCTATTTCAATAAAGCAATCGTTTTCTGGTATGAATGCTTCTCTACATCCATCATCCTTTTTTAGTGCTGCAAAATTGATGCCGTTAAAGCTATTGGAAGGCCTTCCGGTTGTAGTATATAAATTATACTGTGTATATATTGTGTTGTCTTGTATAGAAAATAGTTCATTGTTTGGTTTAAAAAATTGATCAAATACATCTTTATTTATTTTAATTCCATTTCTCTCAATTGCAGAGAATATATTTGTTAATTTAGTATGAAATTTTACATTGCCAACCTCAACACAATATTTTTTCACATTGTTGTACACTATTTCACATTTTTCATAGTGTTTAACTAAAGGTATAATTGTATTTACATCATCTTTGTCTCCATGTCTTTGATAAAAAAAGTCATAAGCATGAGTATTAGGTTCAGTAAACTCAGGTGTATTAAATGATATATCTATTACATTCTTTACAGGAAAAGCATATATAAATGTTTTTCTATCTCGCACATATATTTTACTATACGATGCTAATAAACGGTTAATAAACGTTTTCTCCAGCGCTAAAGCCTCAGTGTGATGAAGACATACCATATAGCCTTTATCGTTGTTTAACGGTTTAATATACAGTAAAGACACATAATTAAATGATGGGTGAACGTTGTCATTAAAGTATATTGGTTCTACAAATACTTTATCATATCCTTTATTGAATAATTCTCCTAATTGTTCATTAGTTTCGACAACGAAAAACATAACCTTTATTTTTGATTAAATATACTAAATATATTTTTGGTATCCTAACTTAAGGAAAGTAAAAGCACCCTAGATAGCGAGTCGTCGGGTGCTTTCATAGCCGCAGCTATAACGGTCCTAATCCGTATGTCTTTATTTATAGTATTTAGTAAAATCCATTTTTAAATATTCTGCTAACATTGGTAATTTTTGTCTTACTGATGTTAACTCAGTTATATTTCTATTTGTTTTATATACTTGCTCTCTATCACCTGTTAGTTGCCAAGGTAAATTAAAAGGAATGTATAATTCAAATAATGTTTTAGGATCTTTTGCTAATAATTTATCGTAGGTTTCTTTACTTATTTCTAAGTATATTATTTCATTTGTTTTTTTACAAAAGTATCTTCTAAATTCTGTGTTTTGATAATCTTGTTGTGTTGGTAAAGTAATAAAATAAGTTGGAGCAGCATTTGGTGGTGGTGGATTTACTAAATTTAGATAATTAGCTGCTACATCATCATTATCATTGTAGTAAGTATTTATTATGTTTGATTGTCTTGATCCTCCTTCAACACTAAATGGTATGAGTTCTTCTGTGGGTGTATCTTGAGGTGTTTTACCAGTATAAGATTTTCCTGTAGATGTTTTCCAATAATATCCAGTATATGGAGAATTATTTGATTTAGTTGCAAATTCATTTCCATTAGTATATAGATTAGATGTTATTTGAGATAATGGATAATACATACTATACTATTTTTATAGGAGTTATTTTACCTTGGTTTAATAAAGCTAAAGCTTTACCTAATTCATTTTGAGCTTCTGTTCCTACACCCCAAGAAATATGAAAGTGGTTAGCAGTACCGGCTGAAGTTAAATTTCTATACTCATCTATAAATCTAAAGTTAGGACTATTTCCAGCAGCATATCTTTGTAATATATTTACTACAGCATCTAAATTAGATGGTGTGCTTGGAGAAATTGTAAAATCTAAAGCATTAGCGTTTTTATGTCTAGATGTGTAAGGCAAGTTTTGATGAAACACATCATTTCCTCCAGTTACTCGTATTTGTGATAATGGAAGTTCACTTTTTATAGTAGTGAAAAGTGAAGCTGCTGCTTTGTAAATATTTTCACTAATATCTCCCCCATTATCTATTTCACTTCCTTTTTCAACATACCCCAATTTAGCTAAAACTTTTCTTAGTTCTGTAGCCCATTGTCCATTAACACTACTAGCTGATTTAGTATTAGTTGGGGTAGATTTTGTTTCTCCTACTGGGTAAATATCTATTTTTTTACTAAGATTTTGGGTTTTTGTATCAGATGTTGTTATAACAAATGATTCTATTTTAGTAAACCATTTATTATTTTCTATTCTATGTTCTACACCTTTTATCAAAAATTCAGCATTATCAGGATAGTTAGCAGGTAAAAATGCTGTGTCAATAAAAAATTTACTATATATTTTCATTCCTGATAATCCATCCATTGTTAAAGACATATTAAAGGGAATAAAACCTGTTCCAGAGTTAAATGGAGATTTAGGAATAGGTTTATTTGCTTTTTTTAATTCATTTACTTTTAAATTAAAAGTAGCTTGACGAGCTTGATTTAAATAATTATTATAATTAGCTAAAGCATCTTTGTAAGTTCCAGCATCACCATTATATTCTGGGTTAGGTTCACCTAACTTTTTTATATAATTAATATATGCACTATATGTTTGTAAATAATTATGTATTAATTCACCTATAGCTGCTTCATCTTCTGTTTTTTGTAATTGTTCAGCTGCTATTTCTTCTGTTGTTGGTTCAGTTATTTTTTCTTTATACCTATCTGATAATCCATTATTAAATTTAGAAAACGCAGTTGAATTTTCTCCTACCACAACACTATTTGCTGATGCCCCTACTGTGATTATAGTTGATAAGTTAGGGGAAATTTCAGTTGTAAAATTAAAATCTTTTATAAATGAAGCATGACCTTTTCCTCCATAAGTTATATTAGATGTAGGTTCATTTGTGTCGTATCCATATAAATCAAAATAAGCATATCTGTTTGAAATATTTGTTTTAAATTTTTCATTCATTATCGATATAACATTATCAATATTAGGTATTGGATTTTTATCTCTAATTATTACAGTGTTACTATCATCATTAATAGTTGTTTCTAATTCAGTTGTTCCTCCTAAAGAACTATTTACATCTGAGAGAATACTATTTAGAAAAGTAATAAGAACAGTTTTATTAGAACTTGGTTCTTTTAATTCATCTAACCTAGTTAAAATCCAACTCATATTAAGGTATATATTCATTACTCTACCATATTTTGGGCCTAATTCAGGGCTTTCAAAAGCTTTACCATTAGAGGCATATGAATAATTTTTACTATGTATATTTAAAGTTCTATTTATTACACATATGGATGGATCTACACTGATTTGTAAATCATCAATATACATTATATTAGTATTTTCATCATAATCAAATGGAAGCATAGGAATTGATGAACCATTAGATTTAATAAGATATATTATTTTATCTTGAATAAATTTTAAAAAATACCCCAATCTAATAAAATAATATTTCCCAGCCGCTTCTCCATCATATGTCATTGCTATACCTTTTTCATTAGTAGCATCACCTGAATCTAATTCCTTTTGTAATTTATATAATTCTTGACCTATAGTGCTCTTATTAGCATATAATGCTATTAGTTCAGCATTAGACATTTTTTCTTTTGGAGCTGGTTCATCAACATTTGTTGATAAAGGTCCTACCAATGAATTTACCTTAAATGATTCTACTATATCTCCAATACTTACTAAATCTATAGTAATATCATAACTCCCATCTGGTAGAAATGACCAATGAAAATTGCTTACTTTAGCAAACATAGCATCATAATTACCATTAGAAGTAGATCTTTTCTTCAATATTAATTCAAGAAATTTTTTATAGTCTAAATTTTCAGATTTATCTTCTATTTTACCAACTCCATTTAAAAATTCAAGAGCTAAACTATTATCTATTTTAGTTTGTAATACTCCTTTATTATCATAATACATTGAATGTCCCCATTCTAGTAATATATTAAATCCTAATCTTAAGTATAAAACATCTATAATGTCAAATTGAACTCTATTAAATGCTTTTAGTTTTACAGTTGCTCTTCTTAATGAACCTCTATTTTCAGACTTTATAACAGTAGACTGAATACCCATCATTGGTCTAATACCAAATTCATTTCCTCCAATACCATAAGCTGAATTTACTCCTTTAGAATTTACTCCTAAATAGTTATTTTTATCGCTCATTCCTCCTCTTTGGTTATATGAATTAGCGTCTTGTACTCCATTAAATAAAACAAATTTTTTAGCTAATTCACTACCATTTATACCTGAAACATTAGATAACGATTTATCTTGAATAATTTTTTGATCAATGATATCTACTGACGATACTAATTTAACCCATGAAGTATTGGCATTTAAATATACTAATTCTTCATTTGTTCTTTTTACTCCAGAAGCATATCCTGAACCATAGATTTTTTGTCTTTGTTCAACTTGCTTAATTATCGATTCAGGGAAACCTTCACCTAATATATTCATTTTTAATAACTATTTAATTGTTTAAAACTATTTAAAACATCAGCATAATTAGCTGGTATTCGTATTTGTATTCCTTCAGGTATAATCAATGAATCTTGAGGTAAATCTGAAGGTAAAGATGTTCCTGCTACTGCTGTATTAGCAATAGAAATAATCCACCACAATGATTGATCACCATAATATTGGTTTGCTAAGATATCAAACCTATCTCCTTGCGACGTATAAACATAAAAATCCTCATCTGACAACGGCACTTCAGGGTACCGGGTCGTTTGATAATTTGGTTTTTTATCCGTTTGTATAATTGTTATAGGTTGATATCTATTCATTTATATTATGGGATTTTAATTTTCCCTTGTTTAATTAATAATGCTATTTTATCAGCTTCTTTTAAGGTTGAAGTATTTGTAACTCCGGTATTTCCATTATTAAAGTTTCCAACATTAAGAGGTTGAATTGGTGTTATTCTAGGAATCGGAGCAGGTGCTGGTTTTGGTGCAGGTGCAGGTGCAGGTTTTGGAGCTACAGGAACAGTTGCTTTTTTAGGAACTGATGGTGTTACCCATGGTGTTGGGTTTCCATAATTATTTTTCTTTGCATCCCCTTGATCTAAAGCTATGTATCTTTCAGGACCATATTTATTAGGATCTACTAAATCTGGAGCAATTCCATCACCACTTAATCCAACTATATTTTGTTTTCTTGGTACAAATGTATGAATAGGAGTAAAGCTAAAACCAGTAACTTTAATCATATGTGGTAATTCTTTTACATTAGAATCAGAGCCACCAACCTCATTTATTCCTATTTCCCAACTAGAATCATCATCATTCATTTCATAACTAAATCCATTTATTATACCTGGTTGTTCATAAAAATATCCTCCGATAGTTAAAGTAACCATATTACCTCTCATATAACCATTTGGGCTATAATCAGGAGTAATAACTGAAGCTAGATAATTTAATTTTTTATACATTGGGATAAGCTCAGCTTTTGATTGAGCGGCTACTGTCCAAGATAATGAGACTTTTCTGTCAAAGCCATTGTAAGTATAGAAGTTTTCACCTCTTCCTATATATTTTGTAGGATTCCAATCAGCTGTATAACCATCTGATATTTGATTTATAAATGCTCTAAAATGAAGGTAATTCTTTTTAGATGGATCGTTATTATCTATAACACCAATTGCAAATTTTACTAAATCGTTATTTGCACCAAATGCTCCATTTTCACTTTGGTAAATATATGATGCATTTATTTTATCATATGATTTAAATGATGCATTACCTCCTGATTTACCAGATACGGCTCCAGGATTAGCTCCATTTACATATGATTTTAAATTTTTTCCTTCACTATATCCTGGGTCACCTAATTTAACTCTTGTCTCAATATTTTTAGATTCTGATCCTAAATCTGAGTAGTCGGGAGCAGAAGAAAGTATGTTAGTAGCGTTTGGACCAAAAAGTGGTATAGAATCATCATTTGGTGCTACTATTCTATCTCGTAATCTAGTTCTAAAATCTGTTACTTTTCTAGTTAAAGTATAAGTATCATTTTTTGTTAGATTTAATATGTCATCTTTAGTATAAGTGGCATTATCTCCTGTATCTTGTCCAGTTACTACTCCAATAGGAAATCCTTCTTGTTTTGAACTTTCAACACTATAATCTCCTAATATTCCTCCAATACCACTATTTGTAACAACTAATCCTCCTCCTCCAATAGAGTAGAACATATTAGATCCGTTTCCAACTTTACTACTATATCCAGATGTTAGTACTAATAAGTTATCTATAACACCAGGATATACTTTTGATGCTAATTCAAATGATAATCTAGAAGTAACTTCATTTTCAATTTCATTACTAGATAAATATCCTGACTGATATGTAAGATCTTTACCATAATATGGATTGTTTAAACCGGTTCTTTGATCTGCAAATCGAATATTTGTTTTACCAATACCTAAAGCTGATCCAGGGCCACCTTGGTATGATTGTATATTAACTTGATCTCCTTCTATATTAATAACTTTATCATTCCATAATTGTACTAATCGGTTTGATAATTCTGAGGTTGTTGTTAATCTTGATGTTTCAGATAATAAAGTTTGAGCATCTCTACCACCACCTCTATTATTTGATATTGTTGTTTGACCAGTAACTGTTTTAGTTGTTTGGTTAATGAAGCTTGTATTAGAATTTCGTACAGCATCTTCATATTTATTTGGAGTAGCAGTACCTGGAGAATTTAAACCTGAGAATGGATTTATTCCTTGTTTATTAAGATGTAATCCAAATGCTACTCCTCCGGCTTGAAGTAATGTAGATAAAGGTGTATAAATTCCTTCATTTAATATTCCTGTACTCGATTGAGTACGAGCAGACATTCTAGAAAGTAAATTTTGTTTTACTGTGAATAGTATTCCACTTGGATTTCTTGTATCAGTAAAGTATTTACCTAATCTTACTACATCTAAAGCTGAGTCGGTCACAGCTTTACTTCCACCCCTTAAGATGAAATCTTGGTTTAGATAACCAAATTCTCCTATTTTTTCAGGAATAGGAGTTTTGATGTATGGTTGATTACTACTTCCACCACCAATCCTATCCTTCCCAAACTTAAGAGATTTAAGATCGGTATAACGGTCTATAAGTCCCATTTTTAAAGTGGTAAACTATCAATATATCTTGGTGGTGTTACTCCGTTTAAATCTAAGAATGAAGGTAATGGTAATATATTAATTACACCGTCATTATATGCTTGAAAAGCTGTGTTCACAGTTGAAAATAAAGCTCCATTTAATGAATAACCTGGTTGGTTACCATCAGCATGAAGTTTTGATAATTGTGTTGCTCCTAAGTTAGTTGCTGGGGTTGTGCCACTACCATATGATAATGGTGAACCTGCTGTTGTTAATTTAGTTAAAAGTCCCATTTTGTATTATTTTAATTTATTATAAATATTATGTTTAAGCAATTACTACCCCATTTTTGTTAATTTCATCTACAACGTATTTAGTTATAGCTTTTGCAATTGCTACCCCATCTAATTGTACAACGGTATTACCTGCCGATACCTTAACATCTACGTTTGAATTTATATTATTTGAAATTGGCTTAGTATTTGTATTATTACTACCTAAATATCTATCAGCTTTAGGTGAATTCAATGGTATAACGGCTTCTGGGCCAGCTTCACCTATTGTTGCATTATTTACTTCTTTAGTTATAATTCCCCCTTTTGCAAATTCGGTTTGTGATTTACTTTTTTCATCTGACATTGATGATACAATTGACTTGCCTACTTTAAATTGAGTAGAAGATGTTACTCCACCTATTAAATCTGATCCAATTGATCCAAATGAGCTCATTGCTCCTTTAAAATCAAGTGTTAAAAGTTTAACTATACCTGCTACAGTATGAGCTATTGCTTTAAAAGCTCCTAGTACTGGTTGTAATAAGCCCAAGATTGGAGGTAATACAGCTGTTACTAAATCCATTAAAGGAGATAAAATTTCTAATATTGGTTCAGCTATTGAAACAAATAACTCTTTCATTTTTTCAACAGATTTATTCATTCTTTCTTGAATAGATTGTTGTTTTAATTGATTAGCATATTGTTCATCACCCATTTCTGCTACGGCAGCTGCATATCCTTTTTCTTTAACTAATAGATCAAATTTTTCTTTTGCTGCTGCTGCGTCTTTTACTCCTAATTTATTTAATGCTTCTCTTTCAATTAATGATGCTGCTAACTCTTCTCTACCCATACCAACTGCTTTTGCTAAAGATTCTTGTTGGATACGATTCATTTTAGTAAATTCAGCTGAACCTTTAACTTGTTTTAATATTTCTGCTGATGCACCTGCTATATCACCATTTAATGCTAATAATCTTGCTCTTTCTAAATTTAAATCTTTACCAGTTAATAGTTCTGCTTCTAATTCATTAGATATAGATGATTCAAAATCTAGTAAACTTTGAGCTATTTTATCTGCTTGTTCTAAATTGATACCAAATTTTTTAGCTTGAAATGCTGCTTTAGCTAATCCTTCTGTAGTACCACCAACTGATAATTTAATAGCAGCTGAAGTATTTGCTACTTCTTTTAATAATTGTTTTTCGTTTACTGTTAATTTATTTTGAGCATTTAATGCTGCTACAGTACCTAAAAATTGTTTTGTATTATCTTTTAAGTTACCACCTGTTGCTAAAGTTAATTTTTGAATACCTACTAATTCTTCATTAGTATATTCTGCCATTTCCCTTAACTCAGTAAATGTTTTTAAATCTTCTGTATTTAATTTAGCATTAGAACCTAAAGATTGACCTACAGCAATCATTGATTCTTGCAATGCTCTAGCATTTAAAGCCACATTGCCGGACTCATTACCGATTTGTATTAATTCGTTTCTTAATGCGGCAGCACTATCATATGTTATATTAAATGACTTTGCTAAATCACCAGTTGCTTTATCTGCAGTAATAAGAGCGTCAACAATAAGTCCTATTCCTACTTGTAAAATATTAGCTTTAGAAAACATAGAAGTAAAATTATCACCAATTTTACCTGTAAGAGTTTTCATTGGGGAGAATTTTTTAAATGCTTCGTCTCCTTGTGATGCAGCGGCTTGGCCTAATTGTTTTGTTTCATCTAAAGCTTGACTAAATCCTAATTCAGGAAGACCTAATTTAGAAAATGCTTTATCTATACCAGCTACTAATTTTGGAGCTGCTCCTAATTTTTTATTAAGTTCTTCATTAACTTCTGAGACTTTACTAAAACCCTTTCTTAATTCAATTGTAGCTTCAATTTGAGTATCTATTTCATCTGTATTTTTTCCTTCTATTACATATTGATCTCGAACTAATTTTAAATTATCTATTTGTTTTCTAGCAGTTTCTTGAAGTTTTTTAAATCTTTTTTCATCAATAGCTTGTTCTCCTAATTTTATATCTAATGTTTCTTTAGCTATATTAGCTAATTTAGAAATTGCTGATTTTTGATCATTTAAAAGAGACTTACCTTTAGTTAAATAAGCTATATCTGCTAAAAATGATTTAGTCATAAAATCTAAACCATCTGCTATATCATCTATAATAAGTTGAGAATCTTTTAATAATGATCTGTATTTTTCTAATTCATTGTTAGTCCCAGCTATAGCATTATATGCATTTGTTAAATTTGTTACCTGAATAGCAGAAAGTGCATTAGACTTAAGTTGTTGCTCAATTTTTGCTTTTAAAGCTAATATTTCATCTTGAGGAGTAGCCATTCTTTGAATATTGATTTATTATAAATATTGGCTATTTGTAGGAGGTTTTAGGTTTGGGACCTGGTGTTATGGGTTTAGAGACGTCTTTCCATGCACTACGATTAATATTACCAGATGAATCCATCAATGTAGATGTGTTAGGGTTACTTGATGAGCTTTCATTTACTTCATTTTCTTTATCATAAAATTCTTTAATCTTATTATATGTAAATAAACGAAGCCAACGTGGCATATTATAAATTGTATTCCAATCGTATCCACCCTTACCATGAAAACATATTTCATGGATTTGGGTAAATAAATTAGATCTTACTAATGATGCTGTACTAGAAGTCAGGCCAAAAAAACTTAATCCCAACTGGGATATCGACTCTAGTTGAGCTCCCTTCGGGAAAAAAAGATAAATCAACATCTGGTTGGCTTTCTTTAATGTGTTTTCTTAATTCTCTCGAATCTCGAGCGAGCAAATGATTATCAACAAATTCTCGAATTGTTTTTGTTTCTCTTTCTCCGTTGACTGAAGTAATAAGATATTTTAAACGTGTGGAAAGTTCTGGAGATGAGTTAGAATTAATTTTTTTAAGGCCGTCCAGTTCAGCTTGTATCTTTTGTTCATCACCATGAGTTAGGATTTTATAAGTAATGTCTGTGTCGGTAGACGGTAAAGTATAAGCGAATTCATTTACTCCTTTATTAGTATGTTCAAATGGTTTATTATCAATTTGAGTTAAATCAACTGTGTATTCAGTTCCATCATAATTAAATGTATAATCTTTACCATATCCTAAAATTCGTGCAGCTACCATGATGGCGTTTTTGTCACCAGTAATTAAATCACTGTAATTAATTTTAGATACTATTAAGGCTTGTAATAATTTATCTAGTACAATGCCTTTTTGAATATAAGATTGATTAGATAAGATATCTTCATGTTTAGCAGTCATATAACACATTTCGATTTTTCCACTTGATAATGGGTTTTCGGATGGATATATTAAGCCTTTTGAAGGTAAATCAATGATTTCTGTTGGGATGTTATTTTCCATAGCTTTTATTTAATGTAACTTGTTTTGTGATAAATATACAAAGAATAAAGGAGCTCACCAAGTTTAAGGTGAGCTCTTTTAAATTTATTTTTATCTTAGAAGTTTAAGATACAGTAATCCA